TACAGGATTATGCTATAGCATATAAATATTTTGAAAAAAGAAGTAAAGGTAGTTTTAATAGAATACCTGCCTTATCTAGTCTTTTTTGGATTTAGTAATAGCAAAGTCTGCTGCGAACCCTGTTGAAAGTCCTATCAGTGCTAATCCTACTAGACCTACCGAATCAACAGCTATGGTTTGTGCCACTGCTATTGCAGCAAATGTAGATATGATTAATGCTCCTGCTAGTTTCTTTGCAGAATACGAGTCTCCCTCTGAATGCAGATAACCCCTTACGGTGTTAAGTCCTGCACCTATTACTGCTGCTCCAACTGTTATTAGTATTGGATCTACCATGAGATAATGCAGAGGTATCAACTATATAAACATTTCAGACTTTTGACGGATAGTCTGTGTCTAGAAGTTCTTTCACAATCTCTTCCCACTCGGTCTTGAGTTCAGGGTGGGTTTTTGATATAGTGTCCTCTTGTAATTTTGCAAGAATTATAATGGTCTTTTCAATACGATAAGACCTTTTGTTCAATTCTTCTACGTTTTTTTGTATTAGTTCTAGACAGTTCTGCCTCTTTTTGAGCCTACCAATAAAACTTGCTGCTAGACCAGACAAAAATATACCTATGACTATAAGTATGACTTCATAGCCAAGGTTTGGGAATGATTCTTCCATATTTTAACGTATCGGAAAAGTATAAAAGTATTATTTACCACAGTCTAATTCACTATTATTTGATTCAATTTTCTTGAGCATACCTGACTCTATCATATACATGAGTAGTGTAGGATCTGATGTTGTTAGCTCCAATAGCATTGGGTGGACACCCTTACCTGAATACTTACCACATTTATAGCACACGTATATATGTCCTATTTCGTCAGACTCGTATCCCCATTTTTTTGAACCACAAGAGCATTCCTTGTATTCTTCCATGATCAAAAATACAAACAGTTATTAATAAGGATTGTCAATCAATTATAATGGGTACAGCATTTTACGTATATGAAACAGAAGAAGAGTATTTGGAAATGTACAAAGAGAGAGTAAAAGAAAAAATTCATCATTCTCCTGTAACAGCAATGTATCTGAGTTTAGATAAAATAAAAGAAAATCATTTATGGGTGGTTACTGAATCTTCAACCGAAAAAGAAAGACCTAGAATGGAAAGGTCTATAGTTCACTTTAGAAACGGAGAACATGACTTATTACAGTATAAAGATGGTAAAGAAATACAAATACAAAAAAAGGATATTAAATTCGATAAAGACAAAATGAAAATAAAAGTATTGGCAAAAACTCTTAGAAAACCACTTTTAGAGTTTAGGGTTGACAGATATTACGGATTTGATACAAATCCAAAAGTAAAGGCAGAAAACCAAATAAATTACTACGATACGGTTATGGATAGAATAAACATTGTTTTAAAACCTAAAGTGATAAAAATAGACTTAAAACCAAGCCATAAAGATTTTCCAGTAAAAAGTCAAGTATTATCGTCTAATTGAAGTTGTTGGATCATTAAAACTATGCCTCCAATCTTTTCCATGTTTCTTCTTCATGCTTAACCAGAATGGATCAGCACCTAACATTCCACCTTTTTTATTGTATTCTTTAGTAACATTGGCTATTTTTCTGTGACAACTTCTACAGAATCTAGCATTTATCTGTTCTATCTGAAATTTGTATTGTCCACAAAAATAGCACAAACCATACAGTTTTTGCGATATTGTAGCAAGTAATGGCTCTCTACCACGCTTACCAGCACATTCACCACATATATCTGCTATAGTAGCAGATGAAGCATCTTTAGTGAAACAGTTGATACATATGGCTTCCTTGTAATTATCTACGTGTGTAAACTCGTCAGCTTGGTGCTTTTCCCAAAGTTTCTTACCAATACCGAATCCACCAGTATCTACGTTTAATTTTGTTGCCATTATGCTTCTGCCAGTGTAACTTTCTTCAAAGCCAATTGCAGAATTACATACACATTATTAGTAGCATAGTCGTTTGTACATACCTTTCTACAAGTCTTTTTTATTTCTTCTATAGTATCATCTATTAACTTGTAATCTGCACTGTAAACATTAGTTGGTTTTTTAATTTCAACAACCTTAGCCTTTACTTGCACAGTAGCCTTTGTAATTTCAGGTACTTCTTTACGCTGGTGCTTTATTTTCTCCTTCTTCATTCTCCCACCTCCTTACTGATTCAAACTCATGTTTAACTATTTCCCTTGCCTGTCTTACTGTCATACTACCATACTTTCTTAATTGCTCTACGGTCTTTGTCTTTTTCCATCCATTATCTACTGCACTCTGTAATGTGTTTTTAACTACTCTAAAATTAATAGGTGTAATACCATCTGGATAATTCTTCTTACTCATGGAAGTTCCCTTACCACTAGACGGACTGCCTTGTGCTATACCTCCAATGTCTGAAGGTCTTCTGTTTTTCGGTTCGCCCTGCATACTCTGTCTCTCTTCTTTGGGTGCTGCAACTCCGTCTTTTCCTCTTCCGTCTGTTCCTCCTTGCCCCATTTCCATCATTTCTCTCATGCCTATCACTGGATCTTTTGAAACCTTGAATTCACCAGTATGTGATCTTGTAATCTCAAATCCTAGTGCAGCGAGTGCTGTCATGTTTTCAATCTCAGTTCCTTGTATTTGTAAGTGCATTAGTTCGTCTGTCTCTTCTGCTTCCTTCAATTTCAAATCCCAATCTTCAACGTGTAAAACTTCTCCTAATCTCCTGAAAAATGACTTGTAAAGTATGTCCTGCCCCCATTTTACTGCCCTATTGGTTATTGTGACCTGTAATCCTTCTTGTGACCAACCAGAAGGCATTTCTCCGTAATACAAAGGTAATACGCCATATATTGCACCTATAATCTGTCTAAGCTCTTGCCTCACTGCAATAAACTCTAATTCCTTAAGTGAACCTGTAAAGTCCAACCATTGTGCTAAATTCTTACCACCCTTCTCCTGTTCGACTAAAAGTGGGTGTATCATGTATGGATCTTCCTGTGCCTTCTGTTCTAGCATATCCCATGATTTTCTGAATGTTTCGTAATTACGAGACGCAATTACTAACATACCTCTTGGAGGTCTCATTTTATCGAAATACTTTCTAATATATTCATCCATATGTGACAAAGACATTGCCTTTGACCATACTGCGTAAATTGGTGAGTATCCATAGACTAGTGCTGGTCTATACTTACCTGCTTTCCAAATAACTTCACCTTCACCGTAAATAACACGTTTTGGTTGTGGAATACCCAAAGAGTAGACTGAATTGACTTCTATTATTGCTTTTATGCCTTCTGCACCACATCTATCACATTTTGGTTCTAATAATCGTTTATCTCTATGTTCAAAGCGTGGGCATACCCAAACCTTGTTTCTTTTGTCGTCAAAACCGATTCTACCGTCTGAATCACATATCATAGCGACTTGAGGTGGATCAATTCTTAAACATTCTTTAATTTCGGTCTTTTCATGATCAATTTTACCTGTAGTATCATCTAACCAGTAATTCTTCAATAAAAGCAAGTATGCATTATCTGCAATCTCCAAGTCACGTTCTAACATCCTTGCAACATCTTCAATGGTCTGTCCGTTTCCGTTTACAGGATCGTTGATTAGTTTTTCGAGTATTTTTCGGTTTCTTGGTTCTGGTCTTACAATATCAGTGCTTTTACAAGTATCACATTGCAAGTTATCCTCTGCTTTTGTAGATAGTTCACTTGTCTCTTCTCCTTCTTTAACTTTAATTGGTTTGTAGTCAAACTGCTTACCACATTCCAAACATCTATATTTAAACCTTTCAACAACCTCAAATCCATTTTTAAACAATTCTCTGTTAAGTGTCTCAATAGGTATCCTAATAGCGTCTATGTTGTCTGCCAACTCATAAATCATTATGAGTGGGAATGGGAATATAGGTAGTTTAGCACCAGTATCTGTAGAGAAATATGGTTGTGCTATACTAGGTCTAGCAGTTGTTTCTGTGAACGCCTTAGTCTTAAAACCAAATGCACCTTTTATAGTATCAGCAAATCCCATATAAGTTACTCAATACACTGATTTATAAACTTTGTCAAATTATGTAAAATTTTTGTTACGGTATAGAT